GTCGGGGCTACAGTCGTTGAAGTACTTGTAGTCGTCGAGCTAGTTGAGGTAACCGTTGAAACTGTTTCTTGGATTGTTGTTGATGTTTGTGGTGGTGCCGTTGTGGTTGTTGGGACGGACGTTTGAGGAAGACTCAAACTCGTAGTTGAAGAAGTTGTAGTTGTTTCTTGAACTGTCGTAGTAGTCGGGTTGGTGACAGGGACAGTCGTTGACGGGACAGTAGTAGTAGAGGTCGTCGTCGTTGTTGTGGATGAGGTTGTAGATACCCATTCACCCAAGCCTAATGTCAGCCCTGTAATGGTAAGCAGACCTGGTTGGCAGCATGAGTCAGTCGAGTACTGCTGAAACGCAAACACATCACCAGGCTCAACCTGAATCAATCCTGATCCGGTGGCGTTGTTCTCATTTGTCAGCTGTGTGACAACACCATTAAGGATGATTTGTGGTGGGTCATACCAAGCCCCATCGTTCGTCTGATACGACCATTGAAACCCCAACTCATCGGTGTCCTCTGGAATGGTGGCCTGCATCCGCACCCAATGAGACTTCCCAGCACACGTCCCACCATCAGCCCCAACCAACCTAAACCCACCCTCAACCTCCTCAACCTGTCCGCCCTCACTAGCAAGGCACGACTTCGAGAACTCCCACACCCCAAACGTGTCAGCCTCAGCTGACGATGAAGTGAAAAGAAAACCTAAAAACGCAGGAAGGAAAATCAGCCAACGTGAACGAAACACATCAGGTCACGCAGGACGTGTGAGCGGTGCAGGTGGATTTTCGTCATGTTCCCAAATCGTTAGGTCAGTTCCGAACAATGCCCAACCTGTATCAAAACCTTTTTCAATCAATAGCGTAATAATTTGGTCTTGATTCATGCTGAAATCTCCATGAGAATTATGGTTGATCTGTTACCAGTAACTGATCCAGTCTGGACTCGCACCGATGCAGCAGCAACATAATTCTTAAACTGTGTTTTGTAGGTGACTGCCGACGTTGTTGCTGGGCTGTCTAAAACCGTCATTCCAATAGTGCCAAAATAACTTACTTCGCTTACGTTGGTTCCACCTCCTGATGCAAAACCAATTTGTGTTGACGTGCGCAAAAGTTGGATTTGCAATTCTGACGAAGCGCTACCTGCTTCTTTACCACAACCGTTTTGTTGCACTATGACGAGAACTTTGCTTGAAGCGTCTGACGGGGTAATTGTTGCAGTCAACCCCGTATCTGCGTAAGTGGTTGTTGAATTAGCAGCTGCGCTATCAGTAGTTCCATAAACAACTTGCAAGACTCGGAACGCACCACGCAAGTCATTCATGGACGCAGCAGTCAGCACGTTGCTAGAAACAAAGGTTGCTGGAAGAGTAGTTGGTGTTGCCATAGTTGCTCCTTATTTTAGACGATTACTGGTTCTATTGTTGGTACAACAAACTCGCCGTATTCACCAAGCGATATGTCAAACGTGTACTCGATCCCAGCATAGATGCCACGGAAGTTGCCGTTATAACTGGTTTGCAGCCATTCGCCCTTGATACCCAGAGAAGCAATAAAGGCTTGCCCAATTGGTTCGCTTTCGGGGAATGACAAATTGTCCAAGTCCTCGTTGGAAACAACGATCACTTGCTGAACAACATTGTTTGTTACTTGTGCAAAATGTGCCACGATTAAACCTTCCATCTCACGTACACAACACCTGATCCGCCAGCACCACCGTTGTTTGCACCGAACGCCCCACCGCCACCTGAGCCTGTATTCGCAGCTGCGGATGATCCTGTTGTTGTTCCGCCAGCACCACCAACTGATGATCCACCGGCGCCACCAGAACTGTTGCCAGAACCACCACCACCACCACCCTTAAACAATGATCCGCCACCAATAAACGTGTTTACTTGTAGCCCCGCACCACCAGCACCACCAGCAGAGGATGCACCGTTTGATCCGACTGCGGTTGTTCCACCGCCACCACCACCAGCTGTGGTTGATGTTGTTCCACCAAAACCTGACCCACCGTTGTAACCAAAAATCTGGGTAATGCCATTGAAAAAACCAACGCCAGCGGTTGTGGTCAGGCCACCGCCACCGCCGCATGTTCCTGGGTAAGCGGTGATGTTTGTGTTGACATCTCCTGTACTTGCTCCACCCATGCCACCAAGAATTACCGTTGATGGCTCGGCAGTTGAAACTGTTATTGCTGACGCAGATCCTTTACCGCCTGGCACACCGTTTGCTGTTGAGCCTGCACCGCCACCGCCAACAGTTACCGTCATGTTCGTCGTCAGATAAGTTTCGAGTAGTTGCCATCCGCCAGCGCCACCACCACCACCGCCGTAGCCTGTGACGTCGCCTCGACCGCCACCACCACCACCAGCCCAAACATAAATATCAAAAATGCCAGCCCGTGTAACGGTCAGGGTTCCTGTTGCATTGAACTGCAAATATTGGTAATCAACACCGCTTATCGTCACCGATGTTGGCGCACCTATTCCACCTGTGGCTCGACCGTAAGTGACACCCCCACCTAGGTTAAAAAAAGTAAAGGTTGACGCCGACAAACAAAGCAGATAGCCGCCTCCATGTTGCGCCAAAGCTAAAGAACCAGAAGTATTTACTGTTACACCAGCACCAGCTGTGACCGTGCAAACTCCAGCACCCTTGTTAGCAATCTGGATGACATCGCCAACAGTAAAAATGCTGTCGTTAACGGTAATGGTTGTTGGACTAGCAGAGTTCATTATCGTACGTTTTGTTTCATCACCAGAAACTAAAACATAGGAAACAGTCTTATCAGAGATAGGCAGATTTTGAATATCGTTAAGTTCCTGAGCTAGAAGGATAGCCCCAGAAACGAACGGAAAAGGCGTAGTCATAGTGTCCCCTATGGTAGCCCATAAGCAGGATCATCAAGCCTGCTGACATCAAGTGTAAATGGCAGCAACAACTGCACCTGACCCAACCCTAAAAACACCTCATGACGAGAAGGAGAAATCTGATGTCGAATGGACTCGACCACCACATTCTGCTGAACCACCGAAGGTGTACCAACAGCGAACCGTTTCTCAACCGTCAAAATATCGCCAATCTCCAATGAGGCCATCAACTCCTGCTGAGTCGAAGACAAACCATTCAATAACACGCTGGTCTCGTTGAACACCACCTCTGGTGTCTCATACCTATTCAATAAAGCAACGGCCAAAGCCGAACCAGCAGCATCATTCACCAACGGTAAATTATTCAAAGCAAAGTTCTTAATCCCATACTCAGCCTGCGAAGCCGTACCATTCACCACACTCAACACAGACGAACCCTGCACCTGAACCGAAATACGATTCAACACAGTCTCCGCCCCATACAAATTATTTAACGAACGAATCGGAACATCCGTCACCGCAGTCCCACCCAACACCGCTACAGCCGTCCCAAACGAAACCTGAACACGAGGATCAAACACCAACATCCCATCACGGGACGCATAGAACCGACCATTCTCCGAAACTTGCAAAGCCTGCAAAGCCTCCAAAGCGTTCGTATTATTCTCATACGCAACCGTTCCAACCGTTGCCAAACCAGGGTTAATCTCACGCAACGCAGTTGACCACGACACCTCATTCCTTGACAAAATTACGTCAACCCGCTCAGACGTGAGCTGTTGCGATGGGGTGAACCCGACAAGGTTTGTTTGTGCTAACTGTGCCAAAGCATCAACAGCGAGAATCTGTGCCGATGACAAGTTCGGCTCATCGTATTCAATGTTTAAGTCGTAGATGTAACCCTTAAACATCGCAGCCGTTCCAGCCGAACCACCATAAACCTCAATCGTTCGACGTGGGGCAATACCCAAATCCCCCTGATACCAAGGTGAGTCTGTGTTCAACGGGTCAAATGACCTACCTGATGCACGGTCATCAGCGAGGATGGCAAGTGTTCCGGTATTGAATGTGTCGAGCTGGTTGGTGCGTCCACGATTGATTGTAATGTTCTGAACATACTCAGTAATATCCACAAAATCCGTGGCACCATTCAGAACCTTATCTGTGCTATTCAACATACTTGAGTTAAGTGTGAACCCGTTGGCAATAAAACCGACATCCAAATTGACCTTAAGGGTTTCCCCCCACAACGCTTGCTTAGCCATTAGAAAATAGAACCAATAGAACCAAACGACAACGATCCACCGGTGAAGTTCAAGTATTCCTTCAAATACTGTTCAATCTCCTGACCAACCTCAATACCACTAGCACCCAAACCAGCATTGACCTCGATATTGACATTCCCCATACCGCCACCATTAAACAGGCTTGAAGCATTATTAGCCAAAGTACTATCAGGAACAAGGTTCGCCATCGGATTAGGCATACCACCCAAAACCTTCGGATACTTCGCCATCAAATCTATAGTCGCTTTGATGGAATCATTTAACCTATCCTGCGCATCCTTCTCACGTTCAAGCGCATCGACCAAAGCTTCAGCAGCCTCAGCCTGACGCTCCTTAGCATTATTTACTAACTCCAAAGCGTCATCATAAACAATTGAACCAATCGTGGCACCAAAGATTGCTTCATTCAACAACCTTTGCTGGTCATTCAATTCCTTGGTGGATTCCGTTTGAGAATCAGTAGCGTCAGAAACAGCCAACTTGGCCTCAGCCAAACTAATCTCCGCACGACGAATATCCATAGGCGAAGACTCAGGGTCTTTGCGAACCTCAGCAAGATTCTTCTCAGCATCAGCAACCGAGAAAACAGCTTCCTCAATCGCATACACAGCCCGCTCTTGCGAACGCTGCGCCTTAGCCAACTCAGCCTGCGCAGCAATAGCCTCCGGTGAACCAACACCGAACCCTTGCGAAATCTGAGCTAATTTTGCTTGAGCATCAGCAACAGCAAGATCAGCATCAGCCTTTGATCTAGTGGCCTTAACTGCACTCTTCTGGGCATCATTGAATGACTTCTGTGCTGAAGTCGTGGACTTCAAAGAATCGCTATATGACTTAAGTTTCTCACTAGCAGTCTTAAGTGCATCACCGGTTTTCTTAACACCACCACCAAGTCCATTGACGCTAGAAGTAGTGACCTCAATAGTTGAACCAAGCGATCTAGCGATGTCTGTCCATCGAGCAGACTCAGCGCCAGTAGCTCTGGTCTTACGGGTGTTTTCGTTGTAGATGTTCCCCAATTCGAGAACAACATCACGCTGTTTTTCAAGTGCAGCATTAACATCATCTAACTGTTTTTTTGTTTCCGCTGGTGTAGATATTTTCAGTTCAGTACCAGCAATCGTGTTGATAGTTCCAAAGAGAAGGTTGATTGGCAAACTAACTAAAGCTAAGGCTTGGTTAACACCGTTAACAAAATCAAAGAAGTTTGCTTTCATTTCAAGCAATCTGAGTTTTACTTGAGCACCGGTATAACCCATGTTGTCTGCGAATGCACCCAAAGCACCTGACAAACCGCCAGTTCCAAACGCATCAATCGCAGCCTGAACAGCGTTCGGAAGGTTCTGCATCACATCTTTGAACCTGTCACTATTGAGAATCGCATAGCCAATAGATTCAACCGCTTCACCGATGATGATGTTGAGACGTTGCAGTTGGCCTTGAAAGGTTCCAGCAGCAACCGCTGAAGCACCGCCGAACTGCTTAGTCAGAACTTCTTGAGCAGCAGCGAAATCTTTGGTTTTAACGATGTTGGCATCGAGTGGGATGCCGAGCCTGGTGAATGCACCGACGTTACCGTTAACACCCTTAGCCAAAGCCAAAGTTACAGTCTCAAGTTCCTTACCTGAACCAGCAGAGATGTCCAACGCCAAACCAAGCAACTCTTGAGCCTTAGTCGAATCTCCAGTTGCACGAGTCAACGTGGCGATAGCAGGCCTCAACTGGTCATCAGCAATACCAGTAGCACGTTGAGTGACATCAATGTATTCCTCAACCTGGCGAATCTGTGCTGTGGTTGCTCCAGTAGTTTTGATTAACTGATCGGCTAACAGGGCTTGAGATTTTTGGTCTTCGGCTGCTGCTTGAGATGCTTTGAATAAGCCCGCTGCGATAGCACCGGTGGCAGCAGCACTAGCAATAGCAACCTGTTTGAACGATGGAAGGCTTAACCCAAGTTTTTTTCCTAATGCGCCTAGTTCCCCGCCAACCGATTTGATGCCTTTGGTGGCACCTGCAACATCGGAAATAAACTTAACAACGAACGTCCGCTCACCAGCCATGCGACGATTCTACTCAATAACAGACAACCCATTCAGTAAAGCGTTGAACTCATCCAACATCGCAGAATAAAGAGCCTTCCCTGTCAGGCCACCCCAACGAGAAATATCTACAGGAGCATTCCACCAAGCCTCAGACAACACCTCTGAACCAGCACGACGCTGACGAGGTTGACGGGGTTGACGTGCGCGTGGTGACACAGGATTCGAAGCAACCTCAACATCCAACCTGAACGACGAATCCAACAACACACCATGACCCTCATGGAACTCAAACGGCTGATCCGGTGCATGCTGAGGCAGATAGAAAATACGAGCAGGGTCTTTAGTCTGAGGGTCACCAACCAACCCGATACGGTCATGCAACTCAGCCCACACAACCCGCCACAACGAAGCAGGCACCTTCTCAGCCAACGGCAAAACAAGGTGATAGTGAGGGTCATCCAACCGATGCGAATAAGTCGAATACGCAAACCACTCCAACCCATCAAGCCGTGCATGGTCAAACGCCTCACCGTCCATGTCCACAACCAACGCCTCAACAAACCTGACGTTACGGTTACCTCTAGTAGTGCCAAGGTCATACTCAACCGGAGACCACAACGCCCCCGCAGCCTTCTCAGCGTTCTCCTCATGGAACGACAACAGCTCCTTGAGCTGCACCCACGACGAAGCCAACGGCTTCGGATAAATTGACTTCACATCCCTAAACAGAACAGCCATAACCCCTCCTACCTAGAGGGTACCCGAAACTTAGCCGAAGTCAAGCATTATTTTTGAGGGTGTTCAACACCTTCTGGATAGCAGCCAAATACTCCTTCGCGATGTTCTCTTTTTCCTTACGGACAGTAGGCCAAAAGAAGTAACCCTTGCGCCCACGATGCCGGAGGAACTGCTGGGTACGAGGCCTAGCCCCACCACCAAACTCGGCACCAAAGAACACGTCACCCCTGGTGACTGGACGGCTGCGGTTTTTGTTCGGATTTGATTTGGAAATAAACGGGGATTTATGACTCAAAGAAACCGTAGGAGTGATAATTGACCTAGCCCTCATACCTCTCATCACCTGTATCGCCTGACGAGAACGGGTTACCGTTGCAGCCTCTTCCTTGGCTTTGATAATCAGATTTGCTGCAACCTGTCGAGATGCTTTTTTCATCTCTTTATCAAAGTTTTGGTTTGCTCTTTGAGCGTCGCGCAAGAACTCTGCGATACCAATAATTTCAATCGGGTCATTCCCAGCAGAAACGGTTACCCGTCCTGCTCTGCCAAATGCTGTAGCCATAACAACAGACTACTTGTTTAGATGAATTGCTCTCCAACGCAAATAAGCAAACATGGTGAACAACATTCGAGGGTCTTCTGCCAGCAACACCGAAGGCGCAATACCTGTCTCAACAGACAAGTACGCAATCATCCAATGGGCTGACTGATCTCCAAAGGGACGATCACAGCGTCAGCTTGGTTACCCAACTCCAATGCTTCAATCTCGTTAATCCAGGAATCAAAATCTAAACCCGTGCGCTTCTGACGATGCTCAGAATGCCAAGCCAAAAAACCCAAATCGGTAAGCGTCAGTTCAGCCTCAAACTTTGCAACACTCTTACTGAACTTCTGTTCAAAGGCGATGAAGTCTGGGAACGCAGCAATAATGGTGCGCTTCTTCTGATCTAATGACGACGTTACTTCTAACGCTATTTTCATTTTTCCTCCGCAGGGTTAAGGGTTACTTAGAAAACTTACGCGCCAGTACCAGTCTTAGTTACAGCACCATCGATTGGGTAAGTAACTGAAGCGGTTGCAAGATCGCCAACAGCACCAGCAACAGGAGTCCAAGTCAACGGCAGAACATTGAATGCGTACTGTGGGTTCGTGCTTGAAGCGGCAGCAGTTCCGTTTGGCTTAACCGTCATAGGTACAGCAGTACCCGCAGCCCAAGCGTCGTAGAACAACTTCTCAATCGTTGGGTAATCCTGATGCAACTCAAGTGTGATTGAGTTGTCTGCAAGACCTGCGATACGGGTAACCGCACCAGACGAACCGAATGATGTTGTAGCAACTTCAGCCTTTGACAGGTTTAGTGTTACTGATGCAACATAGGACGTGATGTCGGTGTTAGCTGTGCCGAAGGTGACCGCTACGTTTGTGA